CACAAGCATCTGCACATCATGGAGCTAGAGGACGGGTCGATAGGCGCATTCCCGAATAACAGACTGATTTTTGTGGAACCGGCCATGTGGAAAGAGCCATTCCAAGAGCGTCCCGACTTTAAAGCCCTGTCGGGTAAATGGATGGCTGAGTGATGTTTGCCCTAAATGAAATGCCCATTGACCGCCTAAAAGCTCTGATTTCTTTGGATGCTGAAACAGGGTTGCTGACATGGAACCGGCGAGAGCCTGAGAGCTTTAAGACCAAAGTGCCCGGATATGACCGGCGAGCCTCAAGCCGATGGAACACCATGATTGCAGGAACGGAGGCCCTTCGCGGGGACTGCAACGGGTATAAGCGTGGGCTGATAGATTCTCAGGGGTTTAACGCGCACCGCGTCGTCTGGGCTTTGCACTACGGCGAATGGTGCAACACGAACATTGACCACATCAACGGCGACAAAACCGACAACCGGCCCGTAAACCTTCGTGCGGCGGCACATGAGGCAAACTCGCGCAATCAAAAACTGAGGCGCTCAAATACCAGCGGCGTTATGGGTGTGTCGGCTCATAGTGGCGGATGGATTGTCCGCATCAACGCCGATGGCGAGCGGAAATATCTTGGGAAGTTTTCCAGCTTTCCTGACGCCGTTGCGGCGCGGCTGGCGGCTGAGGCGCAGTATGGATACGATCCCACGCACGGACGGCCTGATTTCAAGGCGCTGTCTGGCGAGTGGATGGCGGAATAAGAAAATACGCAAAAAACGCTCAAGGGGTATTGCGTAACATCTGCCCATGTGGGACAAGGGTTCATCGGCGCAGGGCAATCAAGCACTAGCCGGACGGAAACAGACAGATGGCCGGACATATCGTTATCATTGAAGCCCTGACCGCCTACCTTGAGCAAGGCGTGGGCAACGCTGCCGCCATTCAAGCCAAGATCGCGTGGCACAAGGCATGGCTTGCGGAACGCGGAGTCATCGTCGCGTGATGTCGGACGACTTCTGGCTAACCCGCATCCAAGACAACCGGATGCGGGGGCTGCTCTCCGAACTAGCCGAGGCCATCCAAGACAGCGACAACCCCAATTTGCTGAACTCTGTCGCCTCTTCTCTCCGATTGGGGCTGGTCAATCTGGCCAAGCACCGCGAACAGGAACTCCGAAATGAACGAAAAAGCCAAAGAGTCGTGCCCGCTGTGTCTCGCCCAGCCATGCGATTGGGTGACGGACCCGCACAAGGCAACGGACGCCCTTTTTCTAGCTACTGCCGACCTAAGGATCAAAAGCGGCGTCGGTGAGAAGCCCATGCTCTCCGACCTACCGCAAGTCATTGGAGACCGGCTAAGCGAAGCCGCTCGAATAATTGCCGCCCTACGGTCTTTTGCAGGTAAGCAAAATGGCGCATCGGTCGGCGGAAAACGACTTACTGAATGGACTAACGACGCCGAAAAATGGCTCCGGGTTGTGCCTAAATGACCCCCGCTAAATACCGCTCCGCCCTCGCAACCCTCGGCCTGTCGCAGCAGGCTGCGGGTCGGTGGCTTATGGTCAGCCCGAAGACCGCACAGAACTACGCCAAGCTAGGCCCTAGTGGCCCGGCTGCTGTAGCTATCCGCATGGCATTGCAGCACGGCTTGACCGTTCAGCCAAGCTAAGGCATTATCCATCCCGCTCTATGTCGGCTGCTGCGGCGATGGCTAGACGCAAACCAGACTGAGGACACATGGACGACCGAGGCCGTCCTACGATTTACACGCAAGAGATTGCGGACCTGATATGCCAGCGGCTCGCCAAGGGTGAATCCTTGCGGGCCATTTGCCGTGGTGACGAGTTCCCACAAGAGTCAACGGTAAGGCAATGGGCGGTGGATGACCGCGAAGGTTTTTACGCGCAATACACGCGGAGCCGTGACATTGGCCTAGATTGCATGGCTGATGAAGTGCAAGAAATTGCAGACGGCGTCGGCGATGTAGCGCGGGATCGACTGCGGTTTGATTCGCGTCGTTGGTATCTTTCGAAGCTCGCGCCGAAGCGTTACGGCGACAAACTGCAACAGGAAGTCTCTGGCCCTGATGGCGGCGCTTTGTCGGTCACATGGCTGAAACCAGAGTAATACCCTACGCCCCTCGCCGGGTGTTCCTGCCGTTCCATAACCGGACGCAACGCTTTGCCATCGGGGTGGCGCACCGTCGCTGCGGTAAGACGGTGGCTTGCATCAACGATATGATCCGCAATGCGGTGGTGTCCGACAAGCCCCACTATCGCGCGGCCTATCTTGCGCCCTATCTAAAGCAGGCCAAGGACGTGGCATGGGAGTATCTGAAACGATACAGCCAGCCGATCTGGGCCAAGCCGCCAAACGAATCAGAACTGTATGTGGAACTGATAGGCGGCAAGCGCATCAAGATATACGGGGCTGACAACCCAGATGCCCTGCGCGGTGGATACCTGGATGACGCCACGCTGGATGAATATGCTGATATGTATCCCGGCATCTTTGGCTCAATCATCCGCCCGATGCTGGCTGACCGCCAAGGCACAGCTACGTTTATTGGGACGCCAAAGGGACGTAACGCGTTCTTTGACCTGTTTGAGCGGGCCAAGACGGACCCTGACTGGTTCCCGTTCTTCCTGCCTGCCAGCGAGACGGGCATTCTGCCGCAAAGCGAACTGGCCGCTGCTGCTAGGGAGATGACGCCAGAGCAGTATGAACAAGAGTTCGAATGCTCGTTCGAGGCCGCAATCATCGGTGCTTACTACGGTAAGAACATAGCTGAGAGCGAGCGGGCTGGACGGATCACAGACGTTCCGTATGACCCTGCGCTGCCGGTCTACACGACGTGGGATTTGGGCATCGGTGACAGCACGGCCATCTGGTTCTGGCAAGCTCACGGGTCGGAAATCAGGGTTATCGACTTCTATGAGGCCAGCGGCGAAAGCATCGAGCATTACGCCAAGGTGTTGCAAGCTAAGTCTTACAAGTATGAGGCCGATTGGGTGCCGCATGACGCAAGGGTCAGGGAGCTAGGCACGGGCCGCACCAGGATTGAGACGATGCTGACGCTCAAGCTTAAGCCCAAGCTGGTTCCTAATCACAAGGTGCTGGACGGTATCAACGCCGGTCGCGTTCTGTTGCCGCGCATTTGGTTTGACCGTGAGAAGTGCAAGGCTGGGCTGGAATGCTTGCGCCAGTATCGTGCGGACTATGACGACAAGGCCCGCGTGTTCCGTGATGGGCCTAAGCACGACTGGACCAGTCACGCTGCGGACGCGTTCCGATACTTGGCTATGGCCTATCGTGAGATTAAGCCGGAAGCCAAAGCGGCAGACGCGCCGATCAAAGGCATCCGTGATATGACATGGGATGACCTGTTAGCTAATCAGCCGGTGCATACGGGTTACGAACGCGCATGATCGTTCTATCGACAAGCGGACCCGCGCACGATATGTTCCCCTGAACGCTTGCGAGGGGCTATGCTTCCCGACGAACCTGAAAATCAAGACGGCATTGACCTCGTTACCAAATGGATTGAGGAAATCAATCTGTCTGAGCGCGAGTTGCAGCCGTGGTGGAAGACTGGCGACATCATCGTCAGGCGCTACAAGAATGAGAACCGCGCCCGTGGTGGTGGCCGTCCGTCTGTAGGCTATGAGCGTCGTCGCTTTGCTATCCTGTGGTCTAACGTCTCGACCCTTCAGCCTGCCATCTATGCATTGCAGCCCAAGCCGATGGTGGATCGCCGCTATCGTGACGAAGACCCGGTTGGCAAGGTGGCCTCTGAAGTTCTGGAACGGGCGCTAGGCTTTAGCCTTGACCAGTATGATTTTGACGGACGCGTGAAACTCTGCGTTCTGGACTACCTGCTGCCAGGCCGAGGACAAGTGTGGGTGCGCTACATCCCGCATATGCGCGAGGTCAACGCGGAACAGGATTACGAACTGGGCGAAGGCGTTCAGGACGATGACGACACCGAGGTTGGCGAGGTCGAGACGCCGGAAGCCACTGAGGAAGTGGTTTACGAAGAAGTCCAGTGCGACCACGTCTCGTGGAAAGACTGGCTGACTAACCCGGCGCGTGAGTGGGCTGAGGTCCGTTGGGTTGCCCGGCGCGTCTACATGACAAGGGCGGAACTGACGGAACGCTTTGGCAAGGACATGGCCAAGAACGTCCCGATCACGACGACCTCGACCGG